GCGTAAGGAAGCTTCTGGCGGCGGCCCTGATGGATGCATACCGATTGTGGGCATAATCTTCGCAGGGACAGCGGCAGCAATGTTCCATCAGCAGATCACTGTGCTGTTCAGCTGACCCAGGAGGAGCGGTCATGACCAAAGCTGAAGAGATATACGCAAGCACGCTGAACTGGCTGGGATGTCAGCAGACACCCGAGGAGCCGTGTATCCAGGTTCTGCTGGATGCCGAACACCACACCGCTGACCCGTCATTCGAGATCCCGGATCGCCACATCCCAGCGTGACCAGGAAACGCAAAAAGAGCCCTACGCCGTCTATGGCGTAGGGCTTGATTTGCTGTGATCATTACGGGGTATAATGCCCGCATGCACGAACCGGGGAGTGTACGAGCGCGTCTGGACGAGGTTGTCCTCCACGCATGGAAAGTGTACTGCGCGCTGGAAGCCATTATCCCTTATCCAGAGGCTGGCCACGGTGAACGTATCAGCAAGGGGAAGCTGGTTGCATCATCACCAGCCTGGCACGGACAGGCAGCACATCTTGTTCTTGAGCTGCACGAGTATGTGCGGCGGCTGGAGGCGTCGATAGCGCAGAAACTGTCCGGAAGAATCCGGCTGGTGCGCGGGGCATCCCTGGAGAATACGCGTTACGCTCTGGAAGCTCTTCCAAAGATAACACACGGCGTGTCGGAAAATGAGACGCTCGATATCGTTATCCATATCGAACGCTGGGTGCGACGCGGAGAATCGGTTCTCGGACCGGAGAAAGCGATCCACCATCTTCCCCGCAATCCAGGGGAGGGGGAGATGCGCTGCCCCTACTGCGACTTCCAGACCATGCGCTGGAGCCCACCGCGCGGCATGGCGTTCTGCGTCAACCCCACCTGTGTGACGGATGACGGTGCACGACCGCGCTGGGTCATCGAGTACGAAGTCACCGCCAGCGTCCTGCTCTTCTCCTGGGTGCTGCTGGAGAAGGTGACAGCGTGAGCGGCCGTGGCTGGTCCTCGCAGGGCCTGAAGGCTGTCGGGGACGACGACACCCTGTGGACCGTGGCCGACGCCGCCCGGCTGCTCGGGACGGCGGAGAAGCGGATGTCGGCGGAGAAGGTCCGGCACTTGATCGACTGGTTCGACCTGGAGCCGGTGGGAAAGAGGAGGACAACCCCTTACGGAACCTCGGGCCGCTATGCTAGAGTCTATAACTCCATTGACCTGATCAAGGCTCACGACCGGCTGTCGCGCGGGGATGCTGAGAGACGATAACATCCCGTGTGGCAGTGCGGTTCCAGGAGGAATGTCATGCTGCCGACGCTGGGTAAGATCGTTAAGTACACGCTCAGCCAGGCCGATGTGACGTACATGCTCCATGAGGCCGGGCATATTCCCGATGGATTCCAGGTGGGGCAGGAATTGCCAGCCATCATCGTCAACCCAGGGTGCCCGCCAAGCACATGTGCAAATCTCCATGTGTTCCTGGACGGCCCCGCCTGGCACTATGTTGTCGCGAGCCCGCAAGGTGGAGGGGAAGGCCAGTGGTCTGACCTCCCCCTCTCCTGAATCACTTTCCCGAGTTACTCAGGATGTTGGAAATGATTCCAGCACCCGTACCCAAGATGGTGGCCGCGCCGACGGCAACCCACTGAAACCGCTCCAGTGTCGCTACTTTGACCTGGAGCTTTTCAATGTCCTGCTCGGTTCGGTCCGACCGCTCTACTAACACGTCGAGCTGGCCGTTGATTCGCGCAAATCCTTCTGCACAAGTGCCTCTCAGACGCTCCAGCTCAATAGCGATATTGTCCGGAGGCGGCACCATCAGACGTCCTTGGCCAGGGAAGCGCTGTTCGGGTCACCCCGGAACTTCGCGATGACGCCCTTGACGAGCGATCCCACGGCGACGAGTCCGGCAGTTCCCACGGTCTCCCAGAAGGATGCGTGGAACATGTCGGCCGGGCCCGAGGCGAGCGCTACACCTCCGGCGGCGATGAGGAATGTCCAGATGACGCGCTCGGCGAGATCGACGGCGTAGGTCTTCGCGGTCTTGAAGATGACGTCGTTGCTGGGAATGGACATGACAGGCTCCGTTCAGCTGCCGGGGTTCAGGGTGATGGTGACCTTGGCCAGTTCCGCCTTGATGGTGGCGATGAGTTCGGCCGGGTCAAGTTCTGCGGTGTTGGCGGCGAGGGCGGTGACGGTCTGCACCAGCGTGGTGATGACCGCCGCTGTCGCCTTGTCGGCAACCTCCGCACGCCGGACCACGGACTCGATGTTCTTGACCGAGGTGGACAGCGTGATGAAGGGGTTGGTGTCAGCGGTGTTCGGGTCAGGATTCGCGATGATGTTGTCAGTCGTCAGCACTGCTGTCGGGACAACGGACTTCAGGACGCTTTCGAACTTCGTCCATTCTGCATCGGTAATGGCCACGTCTGCTCCAGTCTCCCCAGCGGCCCACGCCGCCATTGTCTCACGGCTGTCGAAATAGCCGATGTTCGTGTCCTGTGGTGTGCTCGTGTACTGCCAGATGGTTACTGGGGTACTGACACCAGGTGTTGTCGCTCCGTACCTGGCGATCCACAGGAAGTCACCGTAGTAGTTGGTGGTGTCCCGGTCCTTCCACTGGCTCTGGCCGGTGTACAGGCCGACCTTCAGCCCCGGCTTCAGCTTCTTGACCGCCTTGATAAAGGCGTCCTTTTCGGCGTTGGTCGGGTTGGTCCCGTTGGCGGGGTTGGATTCCCAGTCGCACGCCAGGAATTCACCGGCCTGTGGCGCCGCGTGCTGGACGAAATACTCGGCCTGCGCTTGCACATTCCCGGTGACGAAGAAGTGATAGTGCCCGACTACTCGGCCGTTACTCCGCGCCCGCGCCACCTGTGCGTCATGCTTGGGGTTGATGTAGTTCGTGGACTGTGTTGCCTTGACCACGATGAAATCGAAACCGGTCAGCGAATACGTAGCCGAGTTGTAGTTGGAGACGTCGATGCCCTGAATGGTCATCTCAGACCCCCAAGGCCGTCAGGGCAGCCCGGACTCCGGCGGCTACCTGCGCGGCCGTCGCGGCGGCTGGTGCGGGTACCGGAGTCGGTGTAGGCGCTGCGGCCCAGGCGGGGACTGTCACGTCACCCTGCTGGGAGAGCAGATACGTGAGGTCGCTGACCGAGAAGAATCCGCTGCCAGCCACGCCCCAGGACGTGCCCCAGGAGTTGTCGATGCGGTACTCATCGGTGGCCGCGTCGAATGCCGTCAGCGCGATCTCGTGTCCTCCGGCGACGCCGCTGCTCTTGGTCACAGGGATGCGGCCGTCAGCAGCCGGGTCGAACATGCTGTTGTACCACTCGATGCCGATCATCACCGGCCCTGTCTGGAGTGCCGAGTTCAGCGCGGCGACCGAGAACGCGTGCGTATAGCCAGCGGCCAGTCCCAGCGCCTTCAGGGCCTTCCCGACGCCTACGCCAGAGGATCCGGTATCGGTCGGCGGGTACTGTCCGGAGACGCCGTCCAGGATCGTCGCGAGACTGTACAGCTTGACGGCGAAGGCTTCATCCAGAACGTACGAGGCGTTGAGGAAGAGGCCGTGGGATGCGGCAGCCCCGGCGGCTGTGACGAACACCGTGGTGGGAGCTATCCGCCCTGCCGAATCCGTGGCCAGCAGGCCGGTTCCAGCGTTGCCGGTGCACGAGCCAAGCTGGCCCTGGTCGAAGATCCCGACGCGCCGCGTCCAGTCCACCGACTTGATCGCGGACTTCGGGAGTACGCCATGCGCGTAGGACAAAGAGCGTGGGTCGTGGTGTACGTGGCGTCCCAGGAACATCCCAGGCCGGTGATTCTGCTCGATGAGCTGTGTTGTCATGTCTCTCCCCAGGCGTGCTGAATTACAGTGAGGCTGTCGATTCCGTGTGCTTTTCCAGAGTGGCCGACACACCGGAAAGCCCAGCCAGGAAGTCCCGGAGTCCGTCGGCTACCTGATCGGGTGTTGTTCCGGCGAAGGGTCCGGATTCCACCGCGACTTTCAGTGTGATGGAGTACTGGGATCCGTCAGCTTTGGTGGCTTCGAGGATATAAAACGGATAATCCACAGTGACGTATGGCATGAGAACTCCTAAGCCAGGCGGGTGACGCGCATGAACGAGCCAGCCGCGACGCGTGTGTTGGATGCGATAGACGCGTCCTGCGCCCACTGAAGTGCAACAGTTCCTGCGTTGGTCGTCGTGATGATGCCCTGCTCAAGAAGCCCCATCTGGTTGGTGGAGCTATTTCGGTCACCATGAGAAACCGCAGTCGTTTGAGCGTGCACTCCCCAGTTTCCAGGAACGTCGTTGAACGTCACCTGCGTTGTGCCGGAGCTTAGTGCCCACCGGTTTCCCGACGACCCTGATGGGACTGTCCACGCTGTCTGAAATCCAGCAGTGGACAGCGTCGCATAGTGGACAAACATCTCGATGTGGTACGTAGAGCTGGCGAGCAACTGCATTGTCAAATCAGTGTCGTCGGCAAGTGTAGTCGTGGACAGCCGGTCTTCTGAGACGGTCTTCAGGATGAACGTCGGAAGCATGGAGGACAGCAGCGAAGCCGTGAGGGTCTGACCGGAAAGAATCGTCGGATACTGCGACACGCTGATCTCCTACAAGGCGATGATGGGGACGGGATTCAGCTGGATCGCGGTTCCCGAGGTCTGCGCCTTGACGACAGTATTCACGGACCGAGTGACAGTGAAACTCTGCGGGCTCGTGGTCCCGGTGATTGCTGTGACAGTTACGTTCTCTCCGCCCAGTCGTGCGTTGAACGGAAACTCCGTAGGGTATGTCGCGGAATCTACCCAGACGGGGCCGGAGTTGGTAGCCACGCTGAATGTTGTGTCTACCGAAGTAGCATCCGCCGCCAGGGAGGAATCCGCAGTGGCGGCGCGAACGGCTGAGGATCCTTCGATGATGCCGATCTGCCATGCCGATGCCGGTTCGCAGTTGAATGTCAGCCGGTGCTCGAAGTGGGTGATCGTCTCGCTGAATCCCACAACCAGCACGGAGACGTCATCCGGTGCCTGTGAGGGAAGCGGCCCGAGAAGACTGATCCTGTCGCCGACGCGCAAGGAGAGCGCGGCGTTCTTCAGCGCGGGATTCGTTGCGAATGTGGGGTGCGCCAGATTGACAGATATCTGCGGGTACCGGGCTTCGTCAACAGTCCCCTGATGCAGCCGCCAATTGGCCTGGTTCGCCAGCTGGCTGTCCGATGCGACGTTGACGGATGAGTCGTCCCCGTACACTCCGATGCCGACCGGCGGGTCAGCTGTGGACAGAGTTCCGGTGGTCTGCTCGGCTGTCGCGACGATGCTGGTGTTGCTGTTGGTGACCGCGATGCTGTTCCGGCTCAGCAGGTCGTCATCGGTTGGGACGGGGATCTCTGAGAGATTGGCAGCCGAATACGTCAGCGTAAGCGCCGGATCCTGGCTGTACATGGACTGCCGGGTGCGGTAACCGAGGCCGAACTGTGCCAGGTTCTCGTAGACGATTCCGAGGTCAGCTGCCGCGCATTCGTTGACGAGATCCAGCGGCTTCAGCTTGGCCTCGGCACCCATGGGCTCTGTAGCATCCAGGTCGCCGATGCTGTCGAACCCGATCCCGTGCTCGGAGCAGATACGCTGCGCCCGGCGCCCGGCGGCTTCTCCTGTGGGGTCAAGCCGAATCCCCAGGTCCGTCATCGATGTGAGGGAGGTCTGGAGAGTCACATGGCCGACGACGCCATTGGTGAGTCCGCGTCCGGCGTGTGCGCCAACTGCCGCAATGGAGTCGGGGCACATGGTGATAGATATGACATCGGTCAGTGCTGTGCTGGCCTGGGAGTCGGTTGCGGTAGTTTCGGTAGTGTCACCGAGGTGCAGGACTCGGATAGTCCGGTCGAGATTCGCACCATTCTCGTTGATCTCGACCGATACGCGCAGCAGTTTGCCACGAATATCTGTCGTGTGACTCAGGGTTCCGCCAAGAACGGATCCGTCACCGGCAAGGGCGTTCAGGTTGAGTGTTCCTGTGGCGGCAACGTAGGAGAGTTCCCAGAAAGCTGTAGTCGCTGCTGAGTCGTCCTGCGCGATACGGCACACGATTTTGTGGTCTGGAGCGCCGTCTATGGGAATGAAGAGCAGAAAGCGGACCTGTGTCACTGTGGGATTGGTGTAGTCCTGAGGATACCCGGTGAACGAGCTGTCGGTCATGAGCGGCAGCGGGTCGGACGTCCCGAAGTCCGTGAAAGACGCCAGGGTGGGGGCTCCCGCGATGGACATCGCCCGGTGCCCTGAGATGCCCGAGGCCATGGTGATGGAGCCCACGACGTCTTCACATGGCCAGTACTCCTGGAAAGTACCAACAGAGCCGTCGGTGAACGCGTTGTACAGTACGGAGTGTGTGGGTGCGCGGCCCTGGCTCAGGCGGCGGAAAGGTCCGGAGGCCTGAACCTCCACCCAGATGTCCGTGCCAGTGATGTCCCACTTCTGCGGCCACTCGGATATCTCGCCCCAGAAGCGGTAGTTCTTGCCGTCGTTCTCCGGCACGCTGATACGAAACTGGGTGTTGCGGCCGATCTGTCCGTAATAGATCCCAGAAGGATTGCGCGGAGAGAACCGGCCATCACGATTGTTCAGCAGGAAGTTGCAGGTGGACTTGTCCGGCAGGGTGCTCTCGTTCGGCTGGCCCTTGGTGATGGAGATGTTTCCGGAGTCGTCTCGTACCATCACATACGACGTGATGTCCGTCCAGACGCCATTGACGAGGAGTTCCGCCGTGACGGGACTCCCGTTGTTGGCTTCTCCCGACGCGGAGAGGGGACCGGCGATGCCGCCCATCCGGCGCTGCCAGCCCATGGCCAATGCGGCGACACTCACGGCTCCCCCTCCTTCAGTGTTGTGTCATTTACTCGTCCGCGTGTGCGTTCAGAACGATGACAGTTGTGTTCTCGGACGTTACCGGTTCCGGACCATCGTAGATGATCTTCAGTTGCCCCGTGGAGAGATCGTTCGTCCAAGCCAGGATCTTACTGGGGTCCATCAAGTTACCCAAAGCGGTGGAAATTGCTTCTTCTGGTGATGCCATGTTCTTCTCCTACTCATCCCAAGTAATTCGACACCGCATTCCGACGCCTGTTGTGGGTGTAGTGACACGAACACGCAGGAACTTGCTGATGGCGATGATCGGGCGCTCATCTGGCATCCACTGATATGTGTATGCCAGCCCGGATTCTCCGGATGTCGAACTCAGGGATACTGTATCGAATACCCGAGATGCTGTAGTCGTCCCTTCGGCGGTGGCTGTGTAGCCGGTGAGGTTCACGCCACCGACACAAAGGGAAGCCGGAGCGTTCGGATCTAGAGGCTGGATACCCGCAGCAACATGTGCGGTGACCGTGGCGGCCACGTCCGTCTGAAGCAGCTCGATCACGGCGTCCGCACCGGGCGGGTCATCCAGGGTGAAGCTCCAGGAGATCAGCTGGATCTGCCGGGTAGACGGAGTAGCCACCTGAAGCATGGTCTCGATAGCGGTATTTGTGGTAACTGCGGCCTGCGCCGCAGTTGTTGGTGCAGGTCCGTTCCAACTCGTGTAGCGATGCACGGTTACCATCCTTGATACATGTGATACGATGGCTGCATGAAGCCGAGAAGCTATTCAGTAAGTGCTGGCGATCGTTTTGGGCGACTCGTAGTAGTCCGGGAGGAACAGATCAGGCTGGCCGACGGACGAGCCGCCTGGGCAGCTATATGTACATGTGACTGCGGAGTTGAGAAAAG